CATACTCTTTTTTACCAAAACGGTCCAACTCTACCTTATACTTAACGTAGTTTTGGTTGTTAGGGTCAGTACCTTCCAATCTCTCTACATTGTAAATTGAGTGTGGCATACAATTGATAACCCCTTTACCTTCTGCTATCTCCAATGCTAAGAAAGCATCACCATATTTTACTAAGTTTCTAACCCAAGGCCATAAGTTGAATTCTATATTTAATACATCATAAAATAGGTTGTGTAATAATTCTCTTACGTTTTCATTTGTAGATTTAATCTGAATTACATCCCCATATTCATTCTTGGTAGTCGATTCATCAGCATATATATCTAATGCAGATGATATAATTGGGTCACTATCCATAGCATCATAATCTCTAAAAAGTTCTCTACGAACTTGATGATATGCCATTGATTGTGCACCCTGATTAGTCTCATAATAAGACCTTTGTAACTTTGTATATCTATCTCTAAGATTTACGAAGTTTGTATTATATTGACGGTCTTCAGTATCTACAACTTTTCTCTTACCATCTTTATCAACCGTTACAATTGCGTTGGTTGAAAATAGTTTTTTAAGTCTACCAAAAAAACTTCTGTCATCTAATTGTGTTTCTTCTGCCATAATTTATTTTACCATTTTCTACAGCTCCAGTAGTTTGCTTTTGTTCTAGGACCGGGATTATCACAATTCATTCTAGCTCTAAATGATTTTCTAGCAGCTGGATTTGATTTTCTAATCTTCATTCCTTTTTGTCCAAAATTTACTTTAATTACCTTACCTGTTTTTGGATTCTTAACATATACCTTAAATTTCTTAACATCACCCTGCATTGGTTTACCCAATTTTACTTCTCTGCCCTGATACTCTGCTTCGAATACACAAGGACAATTAGCTTCGGTTAGTTCGTTTGAGTATGATTTTAAAAAGTTAATAAAATCATCCATATCTTCTTGCTCAACATCCAATTCATCATAATCATCAATTGGATTGTCTTGAGGAGTATCGCCTATAGCGTATGCTTGGTCTACATACTCATCTTCTTTTACGATATTGGCTAATATAATCATTTGGTTTTATTTTATTTTGACATTATATAACATAAATATGGTAATTTATCAAAACCCTACAACCATTGAGTTAAATCTTCCATAGTATCCCCAATTTGCATCTTCCAAGGATTATCTTCCATATTACTACCACCATAAACACCAGCATGCTGCATGTTTGATGATATACCTCCCATAGCCCTTTTGGTTAAATCTATACCCTCTTGTCTTAAACGAAGTGCGGTATCTCTAACCCATAATCCTATACAAAATGCCATTACCAAGTCATCATTATAACTTTTCATTGCTTCAGCCCTACCATTGTTGAATATAAAAGTAAATAACTCATCTATTAAACGATTGGAACGAACAGTCACTGCTTTTTCTCTAAAGTATTCATCTAATTTAGAAATAATAAGGGGTCTAGTCTTAGATGTGGTAGAAAATCCAGCTACCATCTGCCTTTCATCTGCTCGGTATTTGTTTCTCATTTGATTTTCTACATCCACATACTTTAAATCCTTACTCATATAGAATAGGTTTTTGTATGCTCTATCAATCACCTGCTGAATACAAGCCCAACCAATGTTTGCATTCTCTATTACAAGTAATGCATCATTATATTGTGTAGATAATTCAACTAAGAAGTTTCCAAAATCTTTAGTATCAACCTTTCCTTTGTATTCTGCTACTTGTGTACAAGTATTGATTTCCATAACATGTGCTGCGGAATAATCCGAACCATCTCCTCTAGCTACGTCCGCAATAACCATATAAGAACCATTTGCAGTTGGGTATTCCCATCTCCATAAATTACCATCGAACCCAGTTTTCTCTAATGGTTCTTGGCAAAATGATTCTTTATAGAACATTAATAGTTCCGGTTCAATTACGGTATCACCGGAAGATACGAAGTCACAATCACACTCTTGGGCTGCTTTCTTTGCTCCCAATAGTTTTTCTTGCTCAGCCCTCCAAGCTTCACCTCTTTCAGGGTGTAAAGTCCAATGTAATTTAATTGTATTGAATGGGTTAGTACCTTCTTCTGCGTTTAACCAAGTTTTATGAAACCAATTACCCACACCATTTGGAGTAGAAAGTGCTATACAAGCTCCACCCGTTGAAAGGGTAGATTGAGCTGCCACCCAAATCTCATCGATATCATCAATGAAGGCGGCCTCATCAAATATTAGAAGTGATAAGGCTTCAGAACGTCCTGCATCAGGAGAACTAGCAATAGCCTTAATTTGAGAACCATTATTTAAACGAAGGGAAAGTTTGTTATCTTCCAAAGAACCTCCTTTAAGCCAGCCGGGAAGTAATTCATGCATTACTCTTACCTTTGTTACTAAGTTCTTTGCAACATCTTGTTTTGTTGCAATAACCAATACATTATAATCTGAATTAAATATCATTTTCCAAAGTGCATATCCAGCCGATAGGGTTGAAATACCAGTTTGACGTGATTTTAAAACTATATTAAATCGATTATCTTTGAATTGTGTTAGAGTTTTTTCCTGAAATGGGAAAAGGTGAAATGGTATCTTACCTCTAACAGGATGCTGAATCATACAATACTTCTTCATAAAGTGAATCGGGTCTACCGCACACTTTTTGTATTCTTCTGCTACTATCTCTTTTAGAGATTTCTTTTGTGTTATACCAGTACTCATATTAATCGATAGGTGGTTTAACTAAATCATAACCTTTATCTTTTAGTTTATCCCATGCATCATTTCTTAATTTGGTTGCCTGTTGGATTTCTTCTTTAAAATTTGTAATATCCGTTAGTATCTCAGCTTTAAGTTCATCTACGTTTCGCTCCATACTCCATTTTTCAATCGTACCATCTTCTTGAACCATGTCATACGTTTGTTTGGCATCGTTATAAGCCTGTTGGAATTGAGCTACTACATCATTACCATATGCAATCATATTATTGTATATTTTATAATCTTCATATGCTTCCCACAACCCATCAGTTTTTATTTTTGATTCTCTTATAGTAAGACAGTGTAAACAATATCCAGTTTTAGATATTAATTTTTTATCAACTCTACCTATTTTAATTGTTTTACAATTATCAGATTTGCAAGTGTTTAACTTATCTAAGTAAGCTCTTGTTTCAGCCATAATATCGCCCAACTCCGAAAATTCTATTCTACCACCTTCGGTTTGTTCCCAAGACTTACCATTCTCATCTGTCCATTTTTCACCAACCTTACGTTTTATTATCTCTTTATCAGCTCCAGCAAATGATACAAATGCTTCTTTTTGATATTCACCTCCAGTCAATACCATATCAACCAACTTTCTACGCGTTGGATGCATAAACTTTTTATTAAATTCCTTTGCCATAGTATATACAATATATTTGTATATATAAGTATATCAAAATCAAGAAAACAATTAACTATCTTGAAAATTTAAAAATACCAAGTATTTGATTGAGGGGTGCAAAGGCTCCAGTTAATTTGTATGTATTACCATTATATACAAACACCAATCCCTCATTGGGTACAATTTTATTAAACCCACCTAAAGAATTTAATCTTTGTAATTCTATTTTTAACTTATCTAATTGAGATGCAGTACCAGTTGCTTTTAATGATTTAATAGCACTACCCAATTCAGCTCTCATTTTTTTAGTTGCATCTGATGGATTTGCTGTAAGTACCGATTGTACAAATGCTAATACATCCGCACCAACACCTAAGAATATCTCCTCAAATTTCATTATATTTTCCTTTGATATCTTAGCTTGGTCTTTTTTATCCATATTATCAGCCCATGCTTTTATTTTAGCATCTTGTATTTCAGCTATACGAAATCCCTTATCACCAAAAGCCCATCTTTTAACCAATCCTATTTTTTGCTGTGCATCTAATCCTTTTGCGTTTTTATTTACCAAATCAGTCCAATATGCTTGATGGTAATCAGCAACCCCAGATGCATCTGATAATTTGTATTCCGATTGTAATTTATTTATCATTGAAATATACTTACCTTGCTTCTTACTTAGTTCTTCTGTTTTTGGCAATGATAACATTGGTGGTCCTTGTATTGTGTATGTCGATTGTACATGCTTATTAACCTGCTTAATCATTCCAGCTAATATACTTGCAGCTTGTTGGTTTTCACCAATTACCTCACCACTTGCATCATATTCAAATGTACCGTGAAATACTAAAAGGTTTTGACCATATGGAATTACGTTTGCATTCTTAGGATATATTACTTCCAAATTCATAAAACATGCACCATCTTTGAATATCTTTTTCTTTTGTGGTTCGGATAGTGCAGATACTGCCGCAGATAAATCTTTCATTGCAAATGTGTATGCATCGGTTAATGCACCTCTATTAGCAAAGTTACTAGCTACTTGCCCTATTGTCATAGCACCTTCACCTTTATTCTTTAGATGTGATTTGTTACGAGCTGCTACTAATCTACCATTTACCCAACTAATTGCCAATGCCTGACCATCAGTTTTTTCTCTAGCTAATTCCAAATCACCATTCAGTGCTTTAGTTACGATATTTTTAAGGTCACCAAAAGTAAGATTCATTTGAATATCAAATGGATGATTCATGTGACCATAAGCCCCACCTTCTAATAATATTGATTCGTTTGTTGGTTTTTCTATTTTAGCTAATTTCTCATAATAGTTGATATCTTCCCATAAATGGTCCATAGCTATTTCAGTTGCAATACGAACATCAGTTGTATGTTCCATTTCAACTTTAATACCTTTCATTAATTTAGGTTTGATATAT